GTTTCTAATAAATCCCATTGGGGAATTTCTTCGTTTTTAATCATTTCGGTAAAACCATCAATGTATCCTTTTGCTCGGAAAACTAAATCGGTAGGTTCTATTAAATAATTCATATCTTTAAGGTTTAATCGTTAATCATTTACATAGTAAATATACGAAAAAAATTTGAATTATCCAAACTTTTTTCTAATTATTTTCAAACATTTCATAAAACTCAAGAACTGTGTTTGGTGATTTCTCACAAAAGTTTCCTAAGTTAGTTAGGTCTCCAAATTTCATATTTGTGATGGCAACCTCAGATGATAATATTTTTAATAAATCTTCAACTAAGATAGGATAATCTTTTTGTTGATTGTATAAATTTTTTACAATCTCTGGTTTTAATCTTTGTAGTAGGTTTTTCATATTAGGCAGCTTTAAGTTCTTTTTCTGTATAACCAAGTTTTTTTAACTCTTTATTCAACTCAACCATATACTTGTTAAGTCTATCTTCGATACCTTTACCGAAGTAAGTTCTGTTAGCATCTAAGAATTGTTCCCAAGTTTTAACACCTTGTTGGTCAAGTCTTTCTTGGTTTTTCCATTCAGATAACCAATACTCAACTGAATCCCATTTTGGTTTGTTAGATACAAACACATAGTTAGGGAAGTATTTTAGGGGAGTTCCACTTTCAGTAGAAACTTTATCTTCTCTGTAATTGTAGATATCGTACATACCATCAAAAGAACCAGCTTTCAAAGAGTTACCAAAAGCGTTGATATCTTGGAAGATTTCGTAAGGAACAGGTGAACCATTTTTACTCCACACATTCACATCAACTGATGAACCACCACTATAAACAGAGGAAGTAGACCAGACTGTGATTCTGTTTCCATATTTCTTCTTAACATATTGTTTGATTACTGAGGCTACGTTCTTAGCTCTCATGTAGATGTAAGGTTCGTTGTTGTTGTACTTATCGTACTGAACTGAATTTGAAGGTAATTCGAAGGTCTCACCAAGGAATTGAAATTTGATTTTTTTACTCATAACTTTAAGGTTTAAATTTTTATCTTTATTATCACTCATTTACATAGTAAATATACGAAAAAAAGTTGAGACTTCCAAATAAAATCCCAACTTTTTTTAAGTTTTTTTCGTTTTTTTTTACCAATGTTTTTTCTGTAATTCGTAAACATCAATAGGTTCTCGTTTCATATGTGAACCTTGGTTGAAATGTGCACCTTTTTTGAGATATCCACCTAAAAAGTTTCTTCTCATACGATTTGAGTTGTTTGGTTCTGAACCATGTACACAATGAGAGTGAAGTAAAACCATATGACCTTTTTTACAATCTCCTTCAACCTTTCTAAAATCATGTCCTTCGGGTAATACACAAGGCTTACCTCGTTCATTTCTCCAATTCTTAGGATTCGTTTTAGTTCTTTCTTCATCTACTTCTATTGGAAGTATTGGTAATCTATGAGAACCTTCTAAATTCCAAACTGCTCCATTTTCTTTATCATGGTTATCTAAAGCAAGTGCCATATTGATAATTTCATTATGACCACAACCAGTATAGAAAGCATTTTGATGCATATCTCTACCCAATTGACCAGGTGGTTTAAAATATGCCCAAGTTTGCATACCAACTATTTCACTTTCCATTAAAAATTCACAAGCTTCTATAATTTTTGGGTGAACAAAAAGTTTTTCTAATTTTTGAGAAAGTTTATGTGGATACATAAATGGGTCCCACTCTCCCCATTCTTCACCATTTTCTTTGGTGGTTAATTGTCTTTCTTGACGAAGTTTTTCCATTTCTTCGTTTATTTCATCACATTCTTCTTCTGTAAGTAATGGAATGGTTGTAAATCCACGATACCTCCAATCAAAGGTCATTTGTTGGATTTCTTCTTGTGTAAGATATTTCATATAAACTAAATTTATATCTATATATATTATGATTTATGAAATTGTAAAAAATTTGGAAGATACATTTTTATATTACTTATTTTTTCAGATGCAATTTTTACAGATATTAAATTAGATGTCCTTACACCCTTATCCATTAATCCAGTTAATGTATCTTTTGTTTCGGTTATAGGTCCTGATATTCGCCAATCTAATTTTACCGAAGAATACAAAGGATTCGTTGAATATTTACTATAATTTTTAGAAGAAATTTCATATATCTGTGAGTTATCATCATTAGACTTTCTAATAAAATATCTAGTGATGTATCCTTTTTTATAATCAGTTTCGTTTGGATTAGGCACAAAGGTTTTAATCTTATTTAGATTATTTAAAGATTTTCCTATTTGATTATATCTTTCTATATTATCCATTATATGTTTCTAAATCCTGCTCTTGCAGTTGTTAACCATTGTCCATTTGAAATTTCATGAGAAACTTCAAGTATTTGAAATATACTACTTGTAAACGGGTCAGGTAAATCATTTAAAGCAAAAATATCACCAACTCTTAAACCACTAACACCATGTACCGAAAATGTAAAATTAATTGGCATTAATATACCTAATGATTTACTTTCAGTTGACATATAAACCATTCTAAATGCAGATGCATCATTATATGTACCTATCAATAAATAATCTTCTAAATCATTTTTTGAAGATGGGTCATTAAATAATTGGGTAAACCAATTTCCAAAACTTTCATTTATATCTTTTCTGTTAATACGCATTGGATATACACCAGCATTTTGTGTAAATAAATCAAAGTTTTTTTGTTTAGTTTCTTCTTCTGCTTCCTCTTTTCTTTTATTAATTAAAGATTGTCTGGCAACTTCTCGTGAATCTTGTTGTTTTTCACTACCCCTATACTTTGCCCCATATTTTCTTCTATATTCAGCATTTATTTCTTCTTCAGTTGGTTCATACTCAGAAGCAGCATTTTGTAAAGCCTCATCACTATCAGTTGGATTAAAACTACTTAACATTTCTAATAATGGGTCTCTTAATTGAGAAAATAATCCTCTACCCAATGTTTCATCAACAACAGATACACCTTCTTGTATCATAGTATCGTTTGATTCTCCAATTGCATTACTTAATCTTGCACCAACAATAGAACTTTTTAGTGCTGCAGGTAAAGTTACATCTAAGTCTGATTCTATAAATGGAGTGTTTTTACCTTTTGTCCAAAATTTTGGTGCATCTTCATATGGACTTTTTGCCGTTCCTGAAAAAGTTAATTCTTTTACTGCAAGTTCTTTTGATTTAGTTATAGGACTATCTTGTTCTACTATTTCAAAAACCCATTGATTATTAACGGCAGAAGATATAGAGTTTAATATTTCATAATACACATCAAGTGTAGTATATGAATCTCTACCAATTACATCTACAAAAAAGTCAAAATTAATGTATAAGTTTCTTAACCAACCATAATGTTTTGCAGGATAACTTTTTTCAACAAAATCATCAGCATCAGTATTAGTATAATTACTCATTTCAATGAACACTCCACTATTATAGTCATTAGGATGTGGAAACCCATATGTATAATCAGGACTATTATTCATTGTTGCCTTAAAATCAGATTTTGATGCTAAATTACCATTTACAGTTCTTTTTACTAAACCTTTTTCATTTACTGATATAATATTACCAATAGGTTCATCCGAAGTTAAAACTTCTTTTAAATTAAATGTTGGTAAAGCTGGATTTGGTATATATAATATACTCTTATCAGTAGAAAATATATTTGGAAAAGCTCTACAAATACAATCATTAGTATTTATCTCAAAATTATAAGTACTTACACCTTTACAACTACTAACATCAACTTGTTTTAATACCTTGTCTGTTGTATTTAATATTGCAAAAGCAAGTTCTAATCTAATAAATCTTTCGCTATCTACCAACTCTGCCCCCTCTGGCATTTCAAATGACTCATCACTACCTCGGTCTGTTTTAATTTTTGCAGAATCGGAATATACTTTAGCAAGTGTTTCTTGAATCTCTTTATCAAAGTTTAAAAAATTGACAGGATTACTAAATTTATTACCCATCACATCAGAAACATCAGCAAGTGATTTTACTATATCAGTTTGTTTTGATTTAGGTAAATCATTATACATGATTTTGAATAAATTTCTACCTATATCCTTAGCCTCTTCCAAATCCTTATTTATACTGAATTCAGGATATGGTTTACCTGTTTCTGTGTTTTTCTCATTTGGTGAATTTGTGGCTATGTGTCTTTGGTAATAAGATGGTAATTCACCAATTGTAGTTAATTTAACACTAACTTGATAAACATCACCATCACCACTTTTTATATCCCCACCTGTAATATATCCCAAAAATGCATCATAAGTACCTTTTGATTTATTTTTTTTACTTTGTAAATAATCATAGGAATTATATTTAGACATCTCACATATTGGATTGTTTCGTAAATCAACTTTTTGTGATATAGCCAATGAAGTATTCCATCCAAATTCTACAAGAACCATAAATCCTGGTTCTAAAAATCTCTTTGTTATGAAATTTAATTGTTCAAGTGTATGACAAGTTATAACAAACTCAGCATGCTTACTTAGCCCCTCTTGTCCATTTTTTATAGATAGTGCGGATATAATTGGTTGTGGTCTACCTACTCTGGTTTCACCATCCGTATAAATAGAATTACCTTTAAAGTCAGTTCCTATCCTTCCTGATTTATCAGTTCCATATCTTGCGGATAATCTATCAGTTGAAAAAGTCTTATCTTGTCCTGTTTCTTTATCTTTTTCTTTTTTGAAAGGTAAACTTTCTATTATCAGTCCACCCTTACCATCATTAAATCCAATTGCGGTGGATAAACGAATCCAAGGCATAAGAGTAGAAGCATAAACATTATTTTTTCTACTGTTTATCGTGTCTACAATATCTCCATTAATATATGATAGATTTGGAAATGTTGACATAACTTACTGATTAAAATTATTTATTATAGAAAATTGGTCTGTCGGAATTCTTAGAATAGTACCTTCTTTAACTGTAAATGATGGGTCATGGATGTTATTAGCACTAGCGATAATCCACCATAAAGAAGAATCTTCATAGTATTGATGTGCAAGTGTATCTAATCTATCTCCACCCTGAATTACTACATAAATATCCTCATCGGATTTAGGTATTGATGGATAAATTTTAGATTTATAGACCATTCTACCATCTTTAAGTTTTTTTTCAAAATTATTATCGTATCTACCAGCCATATCTTATTATCCTTATACTATTGCATCTGAAGTTGAAACATCTAATGGTTTTTCTTCTCTTCTTTTTATCTTAATTCCGTATGGTTTATCTTCTGCACCAATGTTTTCTACAAATTTAATAGTTAATGCAATATCTACTATTTTTGGAAGATAACCTTGGTCACCATCTGTTTCCCAAGTTCCCTCATCAGGCATTGTATATTGAAGTGATTCTATAAATCCTGTTTTATTATTATATATATCACCTATTCTAAATTGTATTAAAGGTGAGTTTGCATATTGTGCTCCAATAGATGGATATGCCAATTTAGTTAAAGATGAAATCTTATCCCACATAGAAATAAGTTCATTCTTATTCATACAAAAAACTTTTAAATTGAATGAAGTACTTCTTTCAATAGTTTGAAATGTGTAAAAATTATAAGGGTTACCAGCAAAGTTCTGTGAGTTCCATGTTGGTGAAACTGTCTCATTTAAACCAGTAATGGTAGCTCTGAAAAATATAGGATATTCACTACCTCTTCTTTTAATCCATACAGGTATAAAATCACTTAAAAGAGCCGCAGTTTCATTTCCATCTTTAGATGGGAAAGCTTTGTCTTTATCTAATTTGTATTCGTCATCACTTCTTACATCAGCCAACCAATCGTTTTTGTTGTCAATCCCATACCAACCATAGATTGTTTTCTTTTCATCATCTTTAGCTTTTGCAGTATAATTTTCCCCATCAACAGGTGAATATTGTGATGCTGGTTTAGATGAAAAAGTTTTTAATCCATATTCAGATTTTCCAAAATGACCATCTTGTGGACTTGTTGGAGTTTTTATAGGAGGTCCTTTTCTCTCTACACCATAAATTGGTGATACTGATTTTAATAAAGGATTTTGGTCTAAGAAATCATCTGCTTTAATTGCACCATCTGTTCTTTGAGTACCATCTTGAGTTTTACCTCTTACATATGAATATCTTTTCTCACCAGAACCATAAGCATCCATATCTCTTTTGGCAGTTTGTGGTGCTTTTAAATCACCACCACCAAATATAGCATCTCTTAATTTATCTTTGGCAAGTTGAATTGCATTACCAGCCAATTCTTTACCAACAGTTGATGGATTTCCACCTAAAGAAGCTTTGAGTAATTTTCCTATTTCAGTTCCACCATATTTATCTTTTATCTTAGCAAGATTATACATTGTATCTTGCTCATTACCAGGCCCATAAGGAATACCAGTAAATGCACTTCTTGCTTTTAGTCCAATTATTGCTGGATTTAATGAAGTTGAGTTTTCAAATACATAAGGTGGGGTTGGAGTAAATCCAACACCAGGTAAAAAAGGACCACTATTTTTACCAATAGCTATAATATTAGATGGATTGTTTGGTGCAGGAAAACCAAGTAATTTAGCAGTTAAGTTATTTGCTTTTTGTTTTGCTTTAGCAATCGCACCAGAAGCTAAACCAGCAATACCTTGTCTACCTCTATCATTTTTTATGGTATCCAACATATCAGTAGTTCTTGTGGTAATTCTAATGGTATCTGTACCATAAATCAAAGGATTGCCAATTTCTACCGCAGATGAAGGTCTGAGACCACTTGTTTCTTGTTCAAAGCGAGTTTCTTTTTCTTCTTTTACTTCAGAGTAAACAGTTCCATATTTGAAGGAATCTTTATTTTCAAAAAGTTCTAATAATGTTTTTCCCATATTAACTTCCTCCAAATACTACACCTCTACCAGCTAAGTTTTTATAACTTGCTTGTTGGTTTTTAGTTACATTATCGGTTACTAAACTTCCGTTTATATAAACATCTGTATCTATATTTTTTACTGAATTAATTAGTTCTCCCATTTTATCTAACATTGTTGTTTGATAATACGAAAGAGAATCCTCACCACCTTCTTCTTTATTACCACCACCAAATGAACTAGCTAGTGCGGCTATACCACCACCAACTGCTCCAAGTGCTAACAATACAGGAATTGATACCATTCCCATAGCTCCAAGTGCAGCCAATCCATATCCAAGTGCACCAAATGCCGCAGCTAAACCAATTATACCAGGTATCATTCCAATTAAAGGAGTTAGATTTTCTCCAATTCCACTTAACATATTGAAACCAGTTGCCATTTCTTGTATTGCTTTACCAAGAACGTAAATTGAAGAAGCAACAACTAACATAGCTGCCGCACCTACTAATACTGCCGCTGCTTGTGGACCTGATAGAAGTGCTCCCATTAGAGCTACTGAACCTACTAATCCTAACAATCCAACACCAGCTGCAATCATTTGTTCTTTACCAATATCACTAAATTCTTGTAATGCTTTACCAAGAACGAATAAAGACGCCGCAACTATTAACATTGCCGCTGCTCCTTTGAGAATATTACTCATGTTTCTACCAGCATTACTTGTTTGTTGGGTTATATTACCAGGTCCTGATGTTTGTGGTAAGGATTGTGTTCCTCCTTTTGTTGCAATCATTCTTCCTTGTGGTGAATTAACGTCAAACATCTTACCTGATTTAGATTGAACCATATTGGTAAGACCTCCACCAGTAGTTGGTGCATTTTGTAGTGCTTTCAATGTTTTATATTGAATAACTGCCTGTCCAAGAGACATTACAAATCCACCAGCAGCGATAGCCATATCACCAACACTATTACCAACTGCTTTAGCTAATCCTGATATTTTATCAAACGCTTGTTGAGTATAAGATGTTCCTTCTGAAATTCTTCCTTGATTGTTTGCCATCTTTTCTAATTCAGATACAGAAACACCAAGTAAATCAGCGGTTTGTTTTCTCATTATTGGGTCCATAGCAACAAATGCATTATATCCACCCAATTGTTTTACTGCTTCTTGAACCGCTTGAGTTGTTTTACCAGCATAAGCCAAACCTCTTGCTCTGTTAAGGTTAATACTTTTACCTAACATAGCTGATAATTCTAATTCTTTTGTTATAGATGACTCAAAGTCTAATAAGTTATTTGCTACACCACCAGCGGTTTGTAGTGAAATACCCAATTGTCTTGCAGCTACCGCCGCTTCCATTAAGTTTCTACCAGTTCCTTTTGAGAATGTTGCAGTTTCCTCGGCTGCATCAGCCATATCTTGTAAAACCTGACCAGGAGCAACTCCTCTTTGGTAAGCTAACTGACGAGTAGTTTCAATCATATCCATTGCTACCGCAGTTGAACTACCATTTAATCTTGCAAACGTACCTGTAAGTTTAGCTATTTGTTGTCCACTTGCACCTGCATATAAAGATAACAAGGCAACATCCGTTTGAACACCAGCTGATAAGTTCTTTGTTCCTCCAAACTCATCTTGTAATGTTTTAAGATTGGCACCAGCATCAGATATAAAGAAAGAAAGTAATCCAGCTTCAGTTGATGCTGCATTTAATTGGTCTACTGAGTATCCCAATTCTTTATTAACTCCCATTATTTTATTCAGACCAATACCCAACCCTATGAGTACACCACCTACTGCACCTCCTAACGTACTTGTTAGTAAACTTGCGGTTTCTAATATACCACCAATGGTATCTTTAATACCATCATAAACACCCAATTGTTTATTTAGGAATCCTTGTTGTTTTTGAGACATACTTGATATACCATTTGCAATTTGGAATTGTTCTTCCATAGTATCAAGTATTCCTTGATTAACCCCACCAACATCTTGGAGTTCATCTAACATACTTCTAATTTCTTCTGTAAGTAAGGAACGAGATATAACATCTTCACGAGACAACGCAAGAAGTTCTTGGTTCTTATCAGAAATAGATGTTAATGTATCGAATAAAGATTGGTGTTCAGCACCCAAAGTACTTTGAAATCCTATTCTTGCTCTTTCTGTACTTGCAATACTAGCTTGTAAACCACTTAAATTTTTTAATTTACCTTCTTGTGATATCAAAGCATCTGTATTTTGTTTGTATTTTTCTCTTATATTCTGTATTTCTTTGTTTGATTCTTTTAGTATTTCTAATTGTTTTTGATATTCTGGCGTTATTTTCTTTGCCTCGATACCTTGTGCATCAAGACCTTTTAGCATCGACTTTATTTCTTCTTTAGCCGCTGTTGCTACTTGTTTAATATTTCTTAAATCATCATTAAGAGCCATTTATCAATCCTTATGAATATTTTTTTAAATCAGCTTCAAGTTCTTTTGCCAATTTATCTATTTGAACCATCTTTTTAACAATAGGGGGAGGTATATCTTTATTTTTTCTTGCATTGGCCAATGCTCTATTTGTAGCATTAGCTTTTAATCCATCAAAGAATGAATCTGAAAACTTCTTTGCTGCTCCAAATAATCCTTCGTTTACTTTATCTTTGGACATAAGTTTCTCCTTTATACTTTTATACTACTATAAATATAGAGCACAAAAAAAGTGAGGAATTATTTCCTCACTCTTACATTTGGCCCTTTTGATGAAGATTTTTTGTTTACTTTGTCCATCTCCTCTTTTTCTTTCTTCTTAGAATCTACTAACTTTTTATAGTAGAACCTCCTCCAATGAATTGGCATGGTATAGACTTCAGACCAAGTAAATCCATTACCATAATTAACCATTTCCCAAATTTGGTTATGGAGTTGGATTGAGTAATCACTCGGTAGGGTAAAAAAACCCGGCACCAAATGGTATATCAAGTGCCTCCGTATCACCTGTCAGTTCTGATGTAAAGTTAAAAGTTAAATCTAAATCAGGACTTATTTCTTTAATATAGTTTCTAATAGCACGAGAATCTCTTGCTAACAAGTTATTCTTAACATAGTTGTTAATGAATCCTCTATCAGTATTACCATCTATTTCAACAACCATATATCTCATTCGTGTTGAGAGGTCTTGAGAAGGTCCATCTGATTTTTTGTCAGTTAATCTTTGTAGTGCTTGAATTTCAGCATTAATATCAATCTCATCTTTATGAGTTAATAATTTAAGAACAACTTTTTTACCTGATGTTGGTAGTGTGTATTCGTATCTATTTTCTTTATTAAGTTTATCAAAGTCAATATCTTTAGTTTGAACCTTTGATAAATCAATTGTTACTTTTTGGGGTTCTAATGTGAATGGGTCAGTTACCTCGACCTGATAGTCTTTACCATAACCGAGAACACGAGTTGCAAGTAAAATAGCGTTTTTATCACCAATGAAAATATCACCAATGTCTAAACCTTCTTCTACTACAACAGATTCGAACAACTTATCAAGTACCACCCCCCTTCTTATCAAATTTTGGGAAGCAAGTATATCCTCTTCACGAGCCGTCATATACTTTATCTCCACCGTACCCTTTGATAACGGGTGTCCCTCAGGATATACTTTTCCTTGAGAGGGAAGCTCTATCACTTCCGTTGGAAAATCATTATTTGCCATAAACTAAGTTTTAATGTTTGTATATAAATATATAAGTTTAAAAAAGTTGAAAAAAAAAAGGTTCTCACTAAGAGAACCTTTTATGGAAGTATCAAAAGTATATTGTAGTATTAGTATTCTAAAATTGCGTAATCATAAGAAAGTGTTAAACTAATTTCTGAAGGGTCATTAGATGCCCAATCTAAATCGTTAAATACTGCGTTGTTGATAAATGCACCTTTAAGAGTCCATTGTTCAATTTTATCACCAACAGGTCCTAACATATAGATTTGAATATCTTTCTTATAAAAATCTGCATATCCATCTCTACCTGTTAAAGATTCGTGAGAAGTTCTTACCCATTCCATCACTTGTTGTGCCCCACTCGGTACGATTGGGTCATATAGAGTGATTTCGATATCTTGCCACTCACCTTTACCTTTGAGTTTTCTCTTAACGTTGATATGGTCTAAGGTTACAGTTTCGAACTGAATAGAAGGTCTATTTGCAGTTTTAATAAGATAAGACTGGATACCATCAATTTCCATGATGTATCTGTTCTTCATCTTCGGTTCGAAGTTGGTGTAGAACATATCGTTGAATTCTAATACTTCTGCCATTTTTTATTTCTCCTTTATACTACTATAAATATAGATTCTTTTTATTTTTTATTTATTAAGCCGTGAACGCTGCTCCAGTTGGTAAAATGTTGAAATCAATTACAATGAATTCAGCAGTCTTAGTAGGTTGTAAGTAAATAGCTCCTGCTAAGATGTTTCTGTCGATTACATCTGGTGTGTTATTAGTTTCATCCATTACTACTCTAAATGCATATAAACCTTGTCTTTGTTGGATTGATTCCAAATATGGGTTTACTGTATTTAAGAACTTAGAACGAGTTGTAGCCGTGTTTTGTTCGAATACAAGGTATCTTGATGTAGATGCGATGTATTTCTTAACTTTGATTAACAATCTTCTTACGTTGATTCTATCAAGTGCAGATGCTCTATCTTGTAGAGTTTTCTGTCCGAATGCAACGATACCTTCACCAGGGAATTGTGCGATTGGGTTAATCTTTCCTTCATATAGTGTACCTCTTTCAGCGTGTGTTAATCTGTTTAGTACAGAAACTGCTCCTGTGATACCACCTCTATTTAAACCTGCTGGTGCAAACCATTCAGCTGCAACTGCATCGTTTTCAGCGTAAATTCCTGGCATCAATACTGATGGTGGAACTGAAGTTAGTTTATTTGTTCTTGAATCGATTGTTTTAACCCATGGGTAATAAGTACCAACGTAGTTAGAATCAACATTAGAACCTTGGTTAACTGCATCTGAAATAGTTGCTGATGCATCAACTACATCACCGATGAAGAATGCATCTTCTCTAGCTTCTACCATATCAACTACTTTATCAAACACATAAGAGTGATGTTGTCTAATAATACCAGGTGTAGATACCAAGTTGATATCGAAATCATCTGGGTTAGATACTGCGTTAATTGCTTTTACATAAGCAACTGAACCACTAGATGTTGAACTTGTTAAGCTGAATCCTTGTGAGTTACCTGAAGAAATATCAGTTCCTAAAGATATTGCAGTTGTTGGTGATACACCATCAAATCCACCTTGGAATCCTATAATAAATTGTCTCTTATTAACATCTACCGCTGCCGAACCTGTTAGTTCATAAGACAGTTGAGAGTCAAATGCAAATACTACGTTAGAACCAGTTCCAGCATTTGTAGGAATTGGAGATAGATAGTGAGAATTATCAATCTTAGTTACTGCAGTTTCTAATTCAATACCACTATAAGAAGTTCCATTAGATGCAGTATTTGAATCTGAATCTGTTTGGAACACTACCGCAGGTACTTCTGAACCAGTTGCAACTGAAATTGGGTTTTGATATTCAGCGTGTCCAAATGGTCCTGCAACGATAGGGAATGAACCCTCAGTAGAACATTCTACTCTAACAAACTTAGAGTTATTTTTATAATCACCATTTAAAGTTTGTTTACCATTTGCATCAATAGTAAGGTTCATATCACCAATTCTTTTCTTAATGTAGTTTGGTGAAGCTGGGTCTAAGTTTAAGTTATTCCAAGTTTCAAGAATAACTGGTCTTTTATCAATATCAGAGTATCCACGAACTACGATAGAGAATGTTGCATAATCAGTAGCATTAGATTCTCCTGCAGCTTTTACATTAAATACACCAATTTTGTATTCTTTGTTATAGTTTCCACCATCACCTAAAGTATGGAAACGGAAAAGGTCATGTCTTTCACCTGATATCAACTGAGATTTAATCCAAGGAGTTGTAGCGTGTTGAATATCATATCCAAAGTCTTGGTCTGGTAAAGTTTCTAAAATAATTTGACCACCTGCATTTAAAACAGAAGATTGGTCTGTTGCTGCTTTTTCAAAATACTTGTATACATAAGCATTTTTAGAACCACGAGCAGATTCACCGAATACATCGGATAAATCATTTGCTGCAGATGGTAAGATAGATGCTGATACTGCGGTTCCTAAAGCCGAACCACTAATTGAGAATGCAGATGCACTTGGTTGTGCAGAAAGAGTAGTAGATGGTAAACCTACCGACTCATCTCCATTATGAGTTACGAAAAGAGAACCTACTACTTTAATAGCACCAGAACCACTTTCTTGTACTTTAATAGCAATAGGGTCAACATGAGTATAACCACCGATGTGTCCAACACGAACGATAGTTACAGTTCCAGCTTCTCTTAAATAATTTTGTACGGTGTATCCTGTATAGTAAGAACCATCAGGTGTTCCGAATATTTCTTCGAATTCTGATTGTGTATTAACAACGGTTGGTACGAAAGCAGGTCCTTTATGGAAAGGTCCAATTACTGCTGCTCCTATTTCACCAATCCCTTGTGATAAGAAAGAAAGGTCATTTTCTCTCGTAAATACACCAGGTGATACAATTTTTTCTGCCATTTTATATTACTCCTTGTTAATTTTTTGTATAATATACTCTTATATAAGTATAACCAACTAAATCGAAAGATTATTTTTATCCTTCTACTTCAGATGTTTCTTCTTTTGGAGTTGGAGTGAATTCACCTGTTGCCGGGTCAAAGTTACCATCTCCATATTTTTCGTTCAATCCTTTGAACAATTCTCGTTCTTTTTGTGCAAGTTCTGAATGTTTTTGGATTAACTGAGATTCAATACCCTCAATTTCTTGAGTTCTTCTTTGTTTTTCAATTTGAAGTTGTCCTAATTGTGTAAATACATTAGATACTTCTACCCTTAATTCATTGATTGATTGAATTTCTTCTTCTGTAAACTTAATTGTTTCTGCCATTTTTGAAAATTTTAATTGTTTTTAATTTATATATATAAATATATAGATTTTTTCAAAACGTAAAAAATATTATGTTATTGATAATGTTATAGTAGATGACCAGTTTGTTGATAATAGTCCGTGGTCAATCGCTTTGATTCTAACATACCAAGTTCCTGCTGCTAATGCTACTGGTGAAATGTTTTCAGTACTTGCATTGAAAGAACGACCCAATCGAATTGAATTAGTACTCCACTCAGTATATGTAGTATTAGGTGATGAGAAGTTTGATGCATCATCTATTTCAATTCTGTAAGAAGATGCTCCACTAACCGCAGTCCAAGTTAAGTTAGGGTCAGAGAATGATAAACCACTAACGGTAGAAGGTGCACCTAAATCAGTATGTGAATCTCCTGATTTGTTGTGAGTTATATATCCGTTAACCAAATAAGTATCTTGTTCAGCAACGTCAATAGATACAATCTCCACATCTTCTGTTTCTATTTCAATAGAATTTATTTCAATTTCTTCAGTACCACTTTCGGTATATTTGATGAGGCTATCACCAATCATTAATCTTCTTGTTTCTAAAAATCTAAATTTACCATTTACATCTTTTACTAAAAACGGATGTTCAATCGTTGCTCTAACTTCACCTTCATTTATATTGTAAATTTTATTAGAAAATGAATATACAACATTTTTTACTTCTACTTCAACTGGAGTAACTTCTAAATTATCTTCATTCCAATTTAAGAAATTACTTTGTCCATCTGTATCTTTTTGTAAATTGTTTATTTGAAATCCTTGTAAGAAATCTCCTTCTTCCAAATCTCCAATTTGTACAATTGTTCCGTCTGCTTTTGTAATAGGAGAGTCAGAACGTAGACATAAAGCAGTTGCGTTACCATCATATGAGTCAACAGCAGTTACTGTTTTATCTACATTTGTATTGTAGTTTGTAGCATGGTCATTAAATCCATCATTATAAACCACTCTTATTGTGTTATCTCTAACTGTTTGTAATACAGTTTGTGCACTTGGAGATTGTGGATTCATATCTGATGCTACAAATGTCTGTGTTTTATCACCAGCACCTGACTTTGATAAATAAGAACCGGCTTGAACTGTCCAAGTAAAATTTGCGGTTTGATTGGCTATATTTACATGCTTAGTTCCTGCTTCAACAAATGTTAAAGTATATTGGTCACCATCTCCCTCTACTAAGTAACGATAACCACTAATTGAACCAACCGAATCAATTCCATATTGGTCTATTGATACAGTGGAATTAGCACTACCATTTAATGTGTTTAAAGATACATTTGAGTTTTGAGTTTCACCCAATGCTCCTGCTAAATTGTTTAATGATAAAGTATCTCCTGAACTTCTTGCCATATTATTCTCCTATACATTATAAATATTGAGTAATTCTTCTACCCACTTATCTTTGTTGGTAAAATTTTCAATCATATATTGTTTTAAATGTAAAAACCACTTATTTTTTTCTTCGTAAGGGGTTTCTCTTAACTTATTATAAATATCATCAAACTCTTTTTTAGTTTGAGCTCTATATGGATAATCCAAATCTTTACACCAAAACTTATGAATTATTGGTAATTTACCATAATCTACTGCCTGAAAAATTCCATACCCAAATGGTTCGGCTACAAAACAAGAATGTGATATACCCCAATCCATATTCCAAAATTTGTCTTTAAAGGAAGAGTCATAGTGATATATTCTTGCATTATGACATTCAACACCAGCTCCTTGTTTCCAAATAACCTTAAACTCTCTTGAATTTGTAAAAATAAAACAATCTTTTTTATCTAAAAAGTGGGGGTTTTTTCTTCCCTCACATCTTGAGGCAAATCCCATTTTATTTGATTTACTTAAAGGTAAGTTATGTTCAAACTCATAAAAATTTCGAATATTTTTGTTTTTGTAAGGAATATTAAATAAACCAATCCATATTGAATGTTTAGCCCATTCATTTATATCCTTTTCCCAAGCAGAATCCAAATAAGGATACCATCCTCGTGGTGCATCGGTTGCAACTTGAGACATTATTATGTGATTTACTGAATTATGAATTACATTTGAGTGTATTTTGTCTTTATTATCTACAATACATCTCATAGGAGTATAATGACCATGTAATATGTTTATTCTACGAGCACCTTTACACAATTCATCAAATTTTTCAATATTATCTCCATGCCAATGAGCTTCAATTGGAAATTGGTAATCTTCGTGTCCTTTTGGTTTGTTTCTATGTAATAAAAGTATAGGTTTTACCTTTAAATGAGGAGCAACTAACTCCATCCATAGATTTACCCAAGTATCAGTACCTGCATTTACCCAAGGACCTCCTCCGGTGGAACAATATACATCATATTCCATAAATTATTTTTTATTTTGTTCTAAAATTTTAACTTTTTCTTGTAAAATTTTTACTGACTCTGCCAATATGGTTACAATAGATTCATATCTAATATAATGAATTCCTTCGTTTTCTATTACCAAGTCTTTAAGATATTCATTGTTTTTTAGTTCATTACCCAAAAAACCATAATCAGTTCCTATATAAGAATTTTGACCTTCATTCCATCTAAACTTATAACCACTTAATTCTGATATAATTTTTTCTGCTTTAATTATTTTTTTTCTATTATCAGAAAACTTAGCTTCTGCTAATTTTTTGTTACCTTTATCCATACATAAATTTTTATTTTATGAAACTAAATTTTTAAAAGCTCTGATTTTCTGCCAACCAAATAAACTAGCTTCATATCCATTACCCGCATTAGCTACCCAAGTTAAATCTACATTTCCTTCTAAATCAAATTTCCATACAGTTCCCCATGCACTTCCCCAATAATCAGTACCATTCCAATAATCATTACCACCTATTGCGTATATATTACCATCAATACCAAATGTTACACTATTAAAATATAATTTAGTACCATTATTTACCGAACCAGTTGTTGAATTAAATGCTCTATCGTGTACAAACTTTTCTTTAGTATTATCCCATTTGAATAATATTATTCCATTTGCAGGATAATTATCCCATTCATGGAATCTACCACTTACTACCAAATGACTTCCACTAAAATCTATATCTGTTGGCCATATGGAAGAATCACCACTATCATGTGAGAATCCATCATCACTACCACTAAATAAATCTACCAACTCACCCGATGAACTTAAACACAATAATCCATTTTGATTATAAGTTGTACCATTTTTTACAAATGATGTAAAATCTCCTCCAACAATTAAAAGTTCTCTGTAATCTGTATTTAATATTTGAGGTATGTATATTCCAGCGTTTGGTCCAGCTCCAGGACTACTACCCCCATATGAGTGAATGTAATCTTGATTAAAGTTAAATCCACTTCCTTTTTTGAAATTACCATCAGAATCTATGTGAGCATAAATAGAACCAGTAATTCCAGATGGGTAAGAATTA